CTCAAGAAAGGAAAGAAGCTGCTCTAGCACAACGTCAGGCGCGTATTGATGACTTAGTCAGTAAAGGGTATTCAAAAGAGGGCGCTGTAGAAGAAGTAGGTTCTGCATCTAAATATGATTACTCTATGAATAACCCATTAGCTTACATGGATAAGAGTGAATACTTTGATACTTATAAAAAGTTTGTTGGTAAAAAAGCTCCTGATGTTACACATACTAATAACAAAGAAATAAGAGATGAATTTATAGCTAGTTTATCGGCAGAAGAAAATGCTCAGTATACTAAAAGAGTTACTGATTATGCTCAAACAGAGCTCCTAGCTATTAAGACTAATGCTTTTAATCAAGCTAACAAAGGTAAAAAAGTATCTCGTAAACAAAAACTAGAAGCAGATTTACAAGCAGCTAAGAACAAATTATTTGATGCTCAACAAACAGGCAAGACAGATAAGGTAGTAGAACTTACATCTAAAATAAATGAGATTCAAACTAACCTAGATAAGGCTATAGCTGATGAACAAACTGCTCTTAATAGATATCAAACTAAAGTTCAAAAGCCTCAAGTTAAAGTTGAGAAAACACCAGCTCAAACTATCAGTGATTTAGAGCAGCAGGCTGAGGATATTCGCGAGGCTATAGATACCAACCAAGAAAAAATTGCTACATTAAAAAAGAATAGAAAGATTAGTGCTAAGTCTAAAGAAGCAGATATAAACAAACTACAATCAGAAATAAACGTATATAGATCTCGTCTTAACCAAACAGTAACTAAACTAGAAGAAGCTAGAAAGACTGAAAAAGTTACTGGCCCAGCTGCACGATATCAGAACGTAGCTGAAGAACCTGCCGTAGAAGAAATGACGCCAGAAGAAAAGATGGAACAAGAAGAGAAAAAGGCTGATGCTTACTTTGAACAATACATAACTGAATCAAAAGAGAAAAAAGAAAAACTAGCTAAGAAAAAAGGCGCAAATAAAAAATTAAGTTTTGATGCTATTATTACGAGACCAGTTATGAAGCTTATTGCTTCTGCGCCAAACGTAAATGGTTTAATTAGTGCTGATACTATTCTAGACATGATTGCTGGCACTAAAAAGAGCAAAGACTTTATGTATCAACATACTGCTAAATACCTAGCTCAGTTTATGCGTTCAGTAAATGGTAATGTAAAAATTGTATTTGGTACTGTACCTAATGGTAGAGGCGGCCAGTTTGATCCTGCTACTAACACTATTACTATTGATAAACAAAACTTAGGTAAACGTGACTTAGGTAGCGCTGTTGTGCATGAAGTTACTCACTATGCGCTAGACCATGTTATAGATAATCCTCAGTTATTAAAAACACCAGAACAAAAAGCGGCTTTTGCTAGACTACAAGAATTACACAAGCATGCTATTCAGTACATGGGTGAACAATATGCAGATTTGCCGCTCAAAGAATTCTTATCCGAGACCATGTCACTTGGCTCATTTACCTATACGCTTGGTTCTAAAGTACCTCCACTTCAAGCTGCACTAGATTATATATCTGACCTAGCTAGAACCATTACTCAAGTGTTAGGCTTAAGCAGATTCATTGGTAATCAACCTACGGTTCTTCAAGAAGTATTTAACAACATTAATGCAATCCTTATGGGACAAGAATATCCGCTACCTGCTGAAGGGTTTAGGGGTAAAGAAATATCTAACTTACCTGAAGAAACAGAAGATAACCCAGAGTCTACAGATGAGTTTCAAGAAATAATGAACAAGCAAGAAGATATACCTAAGTTCAAACCCACAGTTATTATGGATGAGATTAAAAAATTCTTCTTATCACTTAACCAAGACAAGATTACAAAGTTAACTACTAATTTACAGAACTCAAGGTTTCCTCTTAAAAACTTGGAGAATCAACTTAGGAAATCAGGTAAGTTAATTATTTATGGGGTTGATTTTAATAATGCTTACACGATGATAACTCGTGCTTTTGGTATAGCGCAGATGAATGTTAAAAAGTTTGTCCATGAACCTTCTAGACAACTACATGAAGCTATATCTAGTTTTGCTGATGCTAAAGGTATTGATATTAATGAAGCATATAAAATACTAAAACTTTATGCTATTGGTTTACATGCTCCGGAACGAAGAAGAATTAAATATTTATTATATGTTCCATTAAAACCAGAAGCAGCAACTAAAAGGCAAGAAATATTAGACTTAGTATCAGGAGAAGCAATAACTAAACTAAGCGCTCAAGACCGAAAAGCTACAGCTGAATTCTTAATGAAAGAGCTTCAAAAGATTGTAAATAAAAACAGATTATCTGGTAAAGCAGGGGGCGTTAGTAGTGCTAACTACACAACTATTAATGAAGCTGCAGCAGAATATAACGTGATTGAAGGTTTAAGCTTTAGCCAAGAAGAATTACTAAAACAAAAGTACGATGCTGAAACAGCTGAGATGAGAGAGCTTGTAGATAACGTATTTAACTCATCAAAAGAAATGAATAATATAGCTAGAGAGCTAAATAGAGAAGCAGGGTTTTGGAGTAAAGCTACAGACGCAGTTACAGAATTCTATGGGTGGAAAAACTACTTCCCATTCAAGCTTAAAAAAGGACAGAAAGAAATAAGTTCTAAAACTCAATTCCAAATCGATATTGAAGATGTGCATTTAGGAAAAGACAGTAAAGATTATTTAGGTCCTAGAATATCAGGTAGTGAGTATGCATCTGAAAATCCATTCCTTCAGTCTATTGTTGAAGCTACTATCGCTGCATCACGTACCGGTGGAGCTCCTGTGACTCGTGCAGTAAAACATTTAGTAGAACAAAAAATGATTAAGGGTCAAGTATTAAGAAACCCTTTGAATAATCCGCAAGGGAAAAAAACAAACGATAAACCTTACTATAGCTTTAGTGATAGGTACAATAGTAGAGTAGATGATAAGTTATTAAAACAAGCAAACGTTATCTATAGCTATAACGAAGACGGTTCTATGGACTTAATTCAAATAGATGATATTAGAATGCTTGAAGCTATTCGTAGAACTTATGATGATACTAGCAATAATGCGTTGATAAACGGATTAAACTTCCTTACAAGCTTACAAGGACAGTACCACACTCGATTTAACCTAAGTTTTGCTCCGTATACTATTCTCGTGATGTAATAACTAATACTTTAATAGCTACTTTAGATTTAGATGTTAAAACAGCCGCTAAAATTGCAGCAAATGCATCTTCTCAATTAGTAATTATTCCTGACAAAATAGCTAAGATTGCTTGGGCATTTCAAAAAAATGATATTAAAGCTATAGATAAAATAGTTGCTGATGATGAGTCAGGTATAGCAAAAGACTTACAAGAATTTTTAGTAAATGGTAATAGCGTGTCTGTAATTACTGGGCTAAATGCGCTTGGTACTGTGCAAAAATTAATGAAAGAAAGCGAAGCACAAGGCGCAATCCCACTAAAGGACGTTACAGACTTCTTTGATGGTTACATGTCTTTCTTTGAATTAGGCGCAAGACTAGCTGCGTATAGGGCGATTAAACAGTTTAAATACGAACAATTATTAGCAGATCCTAATACGCCTGCACTTGCTACTAAAAATAATATGTCTTTAGAACAATACGCCATGCAAGCAGCAATTATAGATGCGGGAGCGTTCACTAAAAATTTAGCTAACTTTGAAGAGGTAGGACGTTACGGTAGAGTCCTTGGCGGTTTATATATGTTCTTTAGAGCAGGTGCCACAGGTGCAGCAAGAACATTTGATTCATTATCTCCAGCTTTGCGGTCATGGAACGCAGTTAAAAATACACAACCTCAAGGTATATTAGATGATCCAGTGGCTTTGGCTCGTGCAGAAAAAGAACATAACAGATTGCAACTAAGAGCAAGAATTATTACAGGTGTATTAGTTGGTGCTGGTATGGGGCTTTACGCTCTATCACATGCAGGAGCGGGGGACGATGACGAGGGAAGAAATATAATAGATACAGATGATATGAGTAGATGGACTAGAAATCTACGTATTTATGTTGGTAAAGATCCTAAAACAGGAAAAGAACTTATGGCACAGTTGCCTTGGGGTTTTGGTCCTGGCGCATTCTTAGCTATGGGGGCACAGTTTGGTGCACTAGCTACTTCACCTTATGTATCTTTAGCAAACATCACTCCTAATTTAATTAATATTGCTTTAGATTCTTTCTTACCATTACCTATATCTAGAGTTAACCCATTACAAAGTCCAGGGCTATGGTTATTTGATACCCTCTTGCCTTCTGAGGCTAAACCATTATTTGAAAATATAGTTAATACAGATGGATTAGGCAAGGACATAAGAAATGAATTATCTAGGTATTCTTCACCTTATACATCAGGCAGGAATGTTCCTGAATTTATTGTAGACGCTACAAGAGAAATATATAAGATGTCTAATGGAGAGATAGAAATAGATCCCGCAACTACTTATTTTATTTTAAATAGTTATTTTGACGGTATTACTAAGATAGCTCAAGACGGGTATAACGGATTACTTACTATTATGGGTAGTAGAAACTTTGATATAGAAAGAGATTTATTCCCTATAGATAAATTCTTAAGTACTAAGGGTGATTTAGATGCTAGAACTTTTGAAGAAGCAAGAGTGGTTATTGAAAAAAATAGACCTAAACTAAAAACTATTGAGGCAATTCAAGACCCTGACGTGTTATCTAACTACTATGATAAACATGCAGATGAAATTATAGCTCAAAAAATATATGATGAAGAAGTTAATGCTAAACTAAAACCCTTACAAACAGAGAAAAAAGATATTGAACTTAATAGTGCTTATGATCGTAAGACTAGAACCGAGCTATTAAAAGATAATAAAATGGAACAAGACGCAGTTAAGAAACTAATTCTTATGGAACTAGAACCTTTTATATCAAATAAAGTACCTAACTTATCCTCCAAACCCTAACACCTAAGTGGTTGTCTTTAGTAGTTATATAAGCTTTTACTTTAACCTTAGCTCTTTTAGCACCGCATTCAACTGCATATAACATAGTTGCGGTCTCTAACGTAGGTATAAAAAAGCTTTCACCTAAGTCCATATGGTCAAATGGAAATATCCACTCAGGTTCCTGCAGCTGGTCCTGACTCATCTTCTGGGTCCTCTACTAATTTTCTAAAGCAATAACAGTCAAAGTTATACTTACTACTGCTAGCATCTTTCCAACCTGCAGTTAAACGCATTTTCTTTTCCCAAAAATCTGCCGTCGATTCTTTAGCTACACGTTTAAAATCTTCTATGTTTACTTTAGCTTCAACTAAATATTTATTAAACTCTGACCTTCTAATATATAGTGTGTTTGTATCATCGTCTGATCTTATTAATAAATCTCTTGAAGGAAACTCAATCGCCCTACCATCTTTAATAACTAACATAGCAGCTAAGTTTTTACCTATAAAGTCTGTAAGTAGTTTGTCAAAGTCAATCTTATTAATCTGGATAACATTCTTCTTGATATTCATTAAGTTAGCTACTACAGTTTCATAGATATTATCTAACGGTAAATTATTTAATATGCCATACTCGTTTGCTATGTCTCCTGCACCAAATGTCCAAGCAATAATATTATGATAGAAACGATCAGCAGGGTCATATCCATAGTCTGCTACAAACTTATCAATCCATTTTTGGAACCGAGGGCCGTAATATTGCTCTTCATCATTAATATCTCGTATTATCTCTCCCTTATTCTCTATGTCATATAAAGCGTTAATAAACTTAGGGCCTGCATGTCCAAAATTATGTTTCATAACCTCAAATATTTTCTTACCTAACTGAGGGTTTTCTCTTAATACTTCTGGTTGATAGATATTAAACTCAATAAGTCGTGCTACCTCGCCATTAGGATCACCCTTAGCTACACCTAATTTGTCATAGATAGAGTGGTTAGATGTCATAATAGCTAATAGGTTAGCAGAAGCTTCGTGTGTACGTTCAGCATTAGAAGAGCCTTGTGTTCTTACTTTTGCCTTACCAGATGAAATCATATGTATCGTGTCTGACAAATCTTCAGCATTCATATTAGTTACTTCATCTATGGTAAACGGCATACTATGTATTGAATTTAAGCGTGTTCTTAATCCGTTAAACGTAGCGCCCTTTTTGTTGCCGCCATGTATATATAAAGCTTCAGGGTCACCCCATATACTTACTGCTGAATATAATGCACCTGTCTTAGCTGCACCGGCTTTACCTTGTAAACATATCGTAGCGCCGTGAGTAGAACCATAAGCCATAAGCGGAGAAGCAAACCCAGCTAGCATAGAGAAAGCATGAAGCTCTAGACCCGGTAATCCTAGTCGCATAGCCGCTTCTTGCCATCTTGAAAATTCGCCTTTCTCTTTAAAATGTGGTCCTATCTCTCTTGTCATAGTTGATATAGGTGAGTCTACTATCTTGCCATCTCTTGTAAATTCTTTATCTCCTATAACAAAAGAAGTTCTCTCTTTATCAGTCCATCCCATTTGTGTGCGCATAATACTAGCTGCGCCATGATTTTTAAGGTTTTGTCCCCATTTAATTAAATAATCCATAAAGTGTCCTAAACTATTTCTATCTATAATAATACTTCTACCCGCCATGATTTCAGTCATCTTTTCTAATGAATATAGATACTTCATTGGGTATAAAAATTTTCTTTGTTTATCGTGTTTATATCGTACTTCTATTTCTAAGCAGTCTCCTTCTGATTCACTCATAAGACGTTTTGTAGCCTCAACCCATTCCTCACATACTAAAACTGGGTCTGGTGTTATAACCTCTTTAGTCTTTTTATTATATTCACCAGGTAATACTCTATATACTCCGCCATTAGGTCCATGAATAAAAGGAAACATACTTGGTGGTAGTGTAAAAGCATTTGGGTTTACGACTGTATTTTCAGGCTCTTGGAATATAACATTACCAACCTTTTCTTCTACCCATTCATCCTCATCGTCATACTCTTCTGACTGTTCTTGTTGCACAGCTACGATAGGAATAACGCTTGGTCCTTCTCTAAGTTTTTTAGCAAAGCCTAATGGATTAGTAATTTTACCTCGTTTAATACATCCTTCACATCCATCAGGATTAGCGTTTTCAAAAGCAGTGCATGGGTGAACCCCACTAAACGAAGCCGCCTTTAGTATGGTAGCTTCACGATCATAGGTAGGACCCTTTTCTGATAAGGTATGAATAGCGGTTTCAGCATCAACGCAACGGCTAGCTACGGTAAGTCCTGCAGTCCATAAGTCATAAGATACTTGGTCAGGCTGCTCCATCATAAACTTAATTTGATTACATCCTACACCCTTCATACTTACTTCTAGTAACTTATCAAAGCTTGATTCCCAATCACTTCCGCCTTGAGCTAATCGTTCTTCTTCTGATAAACCTTTTTTAGCTGCTTTAATAATCTCGTCAAACGATGCGTCTCGTTCGGGTATTTCACCTAAGAAATCTTTGAACTCTTTAAAGTTATATACAGAAATAGACTCACTAACTACGTTAGTCTTAAGACCAGGCATCCTCTTGTAGTTAATTGTATTAGGGCATCGCATGATACGAGCTAAGTCATACACAGCCGTATCTATTTTTAAATTCTTATCTAGACAAAAGTCTTTAAATTTTTCAGCATATAGCTTCCATTCTTCAGCAGGTATGTCTTCTTCAAACACCCAGTACATATGAATACCATTACCTGAATTAATTTCTACAGGCTCCGGCAATCCAGTTTCTGCTAAGAATCTATCAAAGTCAGCCTTAGCTTCTTGTTTAGATGAATATTTTTTATCTGTAGTCCCTATATCTAAATCAATATAAATAGACCTAAAGTATGCAGCTAACTCTTTACTTCTTTGGTGTTTGCTAAAAGACATAGGACATACAAATAAATTAGTCGTCCTAGAACCTGAAATTATTTTCGCTTGTGTCTCAATCTCTTCAACAGTTTCCATGTAATAGTGGCGGGTTCTACCACCATCTTCTTCACGGTCCATCGTTGTTAAGCAATACACGCCTTGTGTGGGCAATACCTTTTTATAAAATTCTGTTATACCTATCATATAGTCTTTCTATTTTTAGAGACAACACTGCCCCACCACACTATATGTGCGTTTTTAAAATTGTTTACCGAGAGAATCTATTCTACTACTATTTAAATTTTGTTGCTAATCATATTCTCTATAAAATATTTAGCTTCTTTTAACGTATACACAGGTAAGATACCCTTGTCAATTTCAGCTTGTACTATATTTATAAAGTTTTTAATTTTGGCACAGTTTTTATCTCGTATATATTGGCCTCGGAACCAACTATGTATTGACATACGAGAAACTCCAAAGGCTTGGGCTACGTATAACGCAGGCAAATTAGCTCTAACACATATCTTAGCCATCTGCACACCAAGCCGTTCAGGGTCTCGTGCATTTAAAGTTTGTAGAAAGTCGGTGCTATAAGGTCTAGCCATTAACTTTTAACCGACCATTTCTTCATTACATCTGTTGCATTGTTTATTGTCTGAGTATTGTTCGTATTTTCAGAAGGTCTTAATACGGGTTCAGCAATATCAACTACATCTGCTACTGGCGTATCTGCAACTTGGGCTACAGGTGCTACGGGTGTTTCTGTAACTTCATCGTTTTGATACACAGTTAATTTAACAGCTGACTCAGCTGCTGCAGATTTTCCTTGACGTGTTAATACATCAGACATATTAGGGTCAACCGCCGCCGCTGGACTAAACAATAACTTTGGTGTAGATGATTTAGAGTCAAACTGCATCTTAGTTACTACGCGTCCTGCACTAACGTTGTTGTTAGCTAATAATTGAACATATGGTCTAAACGGATACTTACCGCCTTCTTCTTTACCAAAACATGATGTAGCAGGTAAAACTAATTGCATAACATCACCTGATGGGTCTGAAGGCAATACGACTGCCATTCTCCATGATAAGCGACATGCAGTACCTGTGCCATTAGCGCCTGAGTTTCTAGCACTGAATTGACAAGTATCACAAGTTTTCGCTTGAGGTGTTTTAACTTCAACATCGGGTACACGAGAATCACTAGACCAACAAGTCGGACTAATTTTCTCCCCTTCTTTATAACTTTGTGCATAAAAAGTTCGTGATGCAGTGTGCGACATTTTAACGATAATCACGTTCATATGATTTTCTTCAACGACAGACACTTCTTTACCACCAACTACTTTACGGAATGCTTTACCTCTAATAGAGATACGTTTATTACCACTGTTTATTGCGCCACCGGCTACGGCAAGCGTGTCTTCATCTAATCCAGTTTGAATTAAACCGGGACTATTCTGAAGTATTACTGATAATTCATTACTCATAATTTTCTCCACTAAGATGTAGCTCTGCTACTTGGTTTGCGTACAGTGACTTTAACTTCTCGCATAGTGCTAATACCAGGAGGAAGGCCATCACCCTGCCGAGTGCTTAAAAATTCTTTTAAATTACTATCGCTAATACGTTGCTGCAATAAATCTAAGGCTTGGTTGTCCAAGATATAACTCTTAAAATTATCCCAGTCATTACATATAAACGTTTCTTTAATAGACTTAATAACCGTGCCACTCCCTGTACGTATGCTATCAGCATTTATTTCATTACAGTAAGACAACATTGCTTGTTCTAGCTTTTCAAGGTCGTCTTTTAATTCAGCGTCCTTACTATCAAACGCATTCTTAAGTGTATTCCTCTCTGTTCTAATTGTCAAGTATGTTTGTACTAATTCTTCTAACTTTACGTCGCTCATGTTTCTATTTCCTCTCTATATAAATCAACTAGTTTGCTATGCATATCCACCTTGCCTTGTAACATGTTATACATTCTCCTTTCAATTTCAGAACCTTCTAAGTGTACTACTGTCATTTTATTTTTCTGACCAACTCTATCCATACGGGCTACACATTGTAAGTAAGTTTCAACAGAAAGTACAGGGGACCAGAATACAACTGTGTTAGCCGCAGTCAAAGTAACACCGTGTGATGCAGCTTGAGGTTGAATAACTAATACTCTTGGGTCAACCATGTTTTGGAATCGAGTAATAATTGCTGAACGTTCTGTAGCTGAAACCTCTCCATTAATAATTTCATTCGTGATACCTTTGTCCCGTAAAAATTTAGATACCAACACAATCGTATGGCGATAAGGCACAAATATAATTATCTTATGTTCTGTTTCGTCGATCACTTCCATCAAGGCGTTTAAGCGTGGACTAACATCAAACTCAATCACTTCTTTCTTATCGGTATACACTGCGCCACCTGATATTTGTAGTAGCTTGTTAACGTTAGCCGCCGCGTTTACTGCAGTTACTTGTACCCCTGCGGCTTCCATAAGCATTTGGGTCTTCAATAACTTATAGTATTTTTCTACCTGAGGAGTTAATGGTACAACACGCGTTTGATACATCACGTCTGGTAAATCTAAACAATCTTTTTTAGCGTATCTAATAGCGGGTTTTAAGGCTTTAAATACTTCGTCTCTAGCGTTTGTTTTAGGATGCCATTTAAACCTTGTAACTTGATACATAACCTTATCACGCCACCCTGCGGTAACTTTAGGTACTCTGTTTGGACATACTAGTCTAGCTAAACCATAAGCATCTATTGGTGATTGTGATGCAGGAGTTCCTGTTAACATCCATAATCTTGTATGAGGTTTTAAAATCTTAGCTAATGTTTTCCATCGAGCTGTTGAAATAGTTTTATATGCGTTGGCTTCATCTACTACAATTAAGTCAAAGTTAGATTTCTCTATAGTTTCTCTTACAATAGCTACGCCATCATAGTTAATAATAACAAACTCATATTCACCATTAATAATCTTAAGTCTTTTCTCTGCGGTACCATGAGCCACTGCTGAAGTTCTGTGCATGCAAGTATTAAAGACATCACCTTGCCATGCTGAATACATAATAGACAAAGGGCATATAATTAGTACACGCTTTATTTCTTTTTGATTCATTAAATAATCTGCTGCCCATAATACAGAAGAAGTTTTACCTGTACCTGCTTCATTAAAACAAAATGCTTTGCGATTGATAGATAAGAATTCTGATGTAGTTTTTTGGTGGTCAAACGGCGTATAAAGACCGGGCCAATTATAATCTCTAGTAATAGGTGAAGGTAGGTTGTTGCGGAAAGATATTATCTGATTAAGTCTAGTCATTTCTTCTAGACCCCAATACACTATTATGTCTGCGAGATTGCCACGCTTTTCTAGGACTTCAGATTTTTCTATGTTGTCCGTTATGTGTGACACTATGTGTTCAGGCACTGTAAGTTTTAATGCTTGATTCTCTATTATTTGCATACTAATCCTAACTAAATATAAACTAAGCCTATACAGGCTTTACATTACTGCTGACTGACTATTGTACTACGACTAAACTATATGTCAAGTATTATTTCTTACGTTCTTTTTTGCTTACTTCAGATACTAGATTACCTTGAGAGTCTCTTTTGAATGAACGGTTTTTAGCTACACTTTGAATACGTAATCCGTTCTTGTTTGAACCGCCTTTATCGAGAGCTTTAACGTGAGCCACGTCTTTACCTTCTCGCATATCAGCCTTGCCATTACCATTAATATCTTTACCTTTTTTATCAATAGCACGACGACCACGTTGACGTTCCATACGACGTTCGTGTTCACCTCTAGCTTTCTGCTGTTGGTATTCTTTCTTATAAGGTCTAGGTTTTGTAGTATAAGGCATAGCTATATTATATCTTATCTGTTGTTAAACTCACAAGATTTTACAGGACAAAATTTGCATAGTGGTGTAGGGTTCGGCTGCCACGTATTTGTATCAAACGAGTTATCAAGTCTTGTTAAAACCCCTGTAAATAAACCCCAAGATTTTTCTATGTCTTCTCGTTTATATTCTTCAGGGATAAAGTAATTATGCGCTACAAAGAGTAATCCTGCTTTTACTTTTTTAACTTCAGGGAAATGTGCAAACGTCATTAAAGACATAAGTCTTAATTGTTTGGGGTCAGGATATTTAGTACCTCCTGTTTTATAATCTATGATGAAAGCATGGTCGCCATCTAATATAAGTAAGTCAGCAATCCCACGAACCCATCTTTCTTTAGCACCAAATGTGCATGGTGTTTTTTCTTTAGTCAATGCCATGCGATGCTCTGTTAATTTTTTGCCGGGTATCTCTACTAAAACATCAACTTGTTCTTTGTACCTTTGATAGTTCTTTGGTAGTTCCTTGCCTTCCTTCACATAGAGTTCTAAAGCATGATGCACTTCATTACCATATATCATTTCTTTTGACGGAGGTTGGAAAAAGTTTTTAGCGACGGTTACTTCATAATATTGTTTAGGACAGTTTTGATATTGTTTAAGAGAGGAGTAAGACCACGTGTATTCAGCCATTATTCACAACCTTTCACGCCACACTCACATACTTTTTGCACTTCACCTGTTGATTTATTTAATTCGTATTCGGGTAATGTTTCTTTTTTCTTCCTAAAGATAGTATCAAAATTCTTTTCAAACATTTCATTGTTAGGTTTTGACTGTAACCAATCGCCTGTTACATCATTCTGTGCAGTTTTTTTCATAGTGTGTCCTTATATCAACTAATACATCTTCAAATTTCAACTCGTGTTTTTCTTTAGCAAACTCAATACTTAATAAATATCTTGTTGTTTCAAAATTATACACTGTATGTTCAACTTGTGTATTAAATAAATAATATGTCATAGGTTTATAAGGAAGTTCTTCTATCTTAAATACTTCTGCATCTCTATCAGGACCAAATACACAAAAGCTTCTTGAGTGTGGAGTCAACAACATATTAATACCAACGCCACGTCTTGTGTCTGTATGCCAATCGTAGCAAACATACGGGTCTAATTTAAGAATGCCTGCAATAAAATCATAGCGTTTGACTAACCATTTAAAAAACTCATCTTCAAATAAAACTTCGGGAGGTACTAACTTAGCTTTAAAATTAAAATAATCTATCCAATCAGTTGAGTCATGGGCGACATCAAGAAGACTTTGTGTTATGGCAGATTTATTTAACAACTCATAGTAAGGTTTCATTAACAATCTCCATAACTTTCTCCATACTTAGCTTCACAAGCAATCGGTAAGTCTTGACCCCAACTAGGAGGTGTTGACATGATATCTGTAATAATTTTCATAGCATTATCTGTATCATCTTTTTTAGCTATACAAACAATTGCATCATGCACAGTTAATACAGGTTTATAATGTTCTTTAATCTTAATCATTTGTTCGCCCACGATAATACGAGCTAAGGCTTGAATGACATTCTCTACAACAGAGCCACCCCAAATAGAAACATAACCTTTTCTAGATTTATAAACAAACTTGTCCTTACCTTCTTCTCGTTTATGTTCGAGCTGTGGGTAGGTTATATATAATCCATTAGGTAATTGAATGCCTTTAGGTGTAACCAGCAGACACTTTTTTGTACCTAAATAATAAGGTTGTTTATTTTCAGGCCATGCAACTAAATCTTTAAGTGCTCTATCACATTCTTCCCATAGTTTAATTACTCTATCATTAACTTGTCTGTAAATTTTAACTAATCGTTGACACTCATGGTCAGGTAAGTTAGCGCCGGGAGGACTAGTCTTAAGTGTGTGTTGTAGCTTACTCCACCCTGTACCATACCCTAAACCTAGCGTACAAGTCTTACCTACAAATCGTTCTGTCGCATCAGCTTTTGTAATTGTTTTGCCATATACTTTAGATGCAAACTCTGAATAAACATCACGTCCTTCACGATACCATTCCACCACATCTTCTTGTCCTGCAACCCATACCAATACACGAGCTTCAATTTGTGATGAATCTGAGTTAATAACATTATGGTCTAGTGGTGCGATAACGGCATTCTTTAAAGCCTTTTTCTTTTTATCTCTTGATGGTAAGTTTTGGAAGTTAACTTTGTCTGAACCTGCCCATCGCCCTGTGTGTGCGCCATAATATTTTAAAGGAATAGGTAAGTATGTTTTGTTCCTAGAACCAATACCTAAGAATCTCTCTATTCTTGACTCTTCAATCGTTGACTTAGTACCCAAACGCACTGCGCATAGTTGTTGTATAAACGGGTCATCATCTTCGGTAAGCGCAATAAAGCTTTCATCATTCTTAGCTAATGCAAAGGTTACCTTGCCTGTGGTCTTACTTATTTTAGTGGGGGGTTCTACACCAAACTCTACAAGTAGTTCAGCAAATTGTTTATTAGAGGCTAGCTTTTTACGTACCTCTTCTGAGGTCTCGCATTTTAGTTTCTCTTTTAATGTGGAAAGTAAGGTTTCTTTTTCTTCTTTGACTTCTTCTAGTCGGTCAAACAAAAGCGCGTCGTCTAGTTGAAGTGTGGGTTGCGTGTACATACGCAGAGTGATGTCTATAAGTTTTAATTCGTTTGATGGAAAGTCCTGCGCTAAGACATTATAAAGTTTATAAGTAAGTTCAACGTCGTTCTTACAATACTCACCATATTGTTTTAAATCTTGTAATTCAAAGTCCTCTACTCGTTTACCTTTAGCGTCAACTACTTCTGTGCCTTTTTTACCAAGTTGGTATCGTTCAACGAGAGCCGCAAGAGAGCCACCCACATCCACACCATGCTTAGCACGAGCCATGCCAAGAGTATCAAGATAAATAGTTGGGACAATGTTAAAAATAAACGAGAGAATAGCACCATCGAATTGTGTATTATGACAAAGTAAAATGGCTTCGTCCCAATTAATCTCCATAAGTTTAGTTTTAATATGGTTATGTGTGCCTGTAATCCATTCAGTTTCTTGGTCGTCAATTTTAATACCTACACCAATTACCTGAAACTTCTCGTGGCGTATGTATTCCTCTGTGGTTAGGTTTGATAGACTAAAACCCTGTTCGTAAAAGGTTTCAAAGTCTAGTGTGATTAGATTCATAAGGTTGATAATAGTAACAGAACAATTACCACTACCGCAATCATTATTTTTTCATTTTTATTTTCATTCTTTTCAAATGTATCAGGTTTATATGGCGCACCCCACGCTTCTCTTGCACTACGTGGTGTAGGCTTGTCAAATGTGTCAGGCTGAAAAAATCTCCAACCTTTCTTTGCGTTCTTTTTAAATACTCTCATTTGCCAATCTTCAAATTCTCGTATTGCTTGTCTTGCACTTGGGCTAAAGTTATTTAATTTTGCGTTTTGCACAATTTTTCTCCTTTTATTTTGCATATTTTTCAAATTCATTACGGCACTCGATGGAACACCAACGTCGGTCATCTTTGACTGGAGCCTCACACCATATACACTTCCCTGTTTGATTAGAAGGTTTTTTGATTTTATCGTGCGCATTTTTAACTCCCATATCAATCATGTGTTGCATTAAATCATTGGCTACGTCGGCATCATCACTCATTTATTTCTCAATCCATGTGGCGTAGCTGGGGGTAAACTTAAATATCCTTTGCGTTCTAAATATAATAATCTCATCCAATCTGTAACAGTATTTTGCACAATATCTTTTCTAGTGCAATTAGGGTGAGTATTCATATAGCCTTTAATAAAATTTGCTTGTCTTTGTTCTTCTAATTTTGTATACATTAAAACAAACACTCCCCTACTAATTTAAATAAGTCTTCTTTAACTACTATTGGTTTATCTAGTTTTACTACTTTAACACTGGGATTGTTTTCTGTAAACCACTTAGCTTCCTTGACAGACCATCGATGTTTACGTATAACCTCGCCTTCGTCATCTAATATTGCGTAACTAAAAGGTATCATCGCCATGTCTTCTATTCCAATTTTCTTCATTCCAAAACCATATGCGTCTATATCTTTTTGTGTATCGTCTTGTGTTCTTGTCTGACACTCGCATTTTAATAACGCGCTTTCTTAAACTAAACAAACCTTTGACTTGATATACAATCATGGCACTAACGTCTTTTGTTCAAAACATTCAAGATGCGATTTAACAAACATATTAGTTCTTACTTCTTCGTATAGTTCGCCTTGTATACATTTAAGATTCATCTTATATTTTGTTTGTGTTTGGTTATACTCCATAATACCCCACGTAATACAACACCCTACAATTAATCCTACTATGGTATACCCTGTGCCTTCGTATTTATTATCCATTACAATCCTCCGTTAGCTTCAATCATTCGTTGTGTTGATTCTCTATAGCTTTTAATCCCTGTAATCTTTTCAGCTTTTTCTTCACATTTATATAGTGGTGTTATGACTATATTGTGTTTTTTTGTTGGCAAGTCTTTTATCCATGATAGTTCTTTCGGTCTTGTCTGCATGATGCTTGACCATACAAGTTCGCCGTCACTATTGAATTCTTCGATTGCCCATGCGTATGGGTCTTTCATATGATGTCCTTAGTAAAATACATGGTTGTTTATTATAACACGGGGTTTCATTCCCCATTGGTTGTTAAGTGCGACATTGTGAAAATGTGATGCGCCTTTAGAATAATCTTTCGCTTTAAAGTTTAATATTTGACGGGCAAGTTTATAGTAATTAGTATTGTATAGAGCCGATGGCTCGGGTGGTTTTAGTTTACCATACCATGAAAACTGATAGGGCTTTCTCATTTCAATACAAACATTTTCGGGTTTAAAATCAGCACGTCTGTATAGAACATATCCTACTGCGATTTGTCCTGCTAGTCCTTCTCCCCTTGCTTCCATGAATATAGTTGTGGCTAAACAAGCCAACGCTTGGTCTATCATAGCACGCTCCTTAAATAAGAAACCAGTTCTTTAGTTTAATTAGATGGGTTTTTGAGTTCTAACTCTTTGAGCATTTGAAGTATGTGAATGGCTTTGTCTATATCTTTTAAGCCACCTTTGTCGCGCCATCGTGTAATATATTTAATAGCGTTGCCTTCGGGAAATGGAATATTGTTTGCATGGATATATTCCATCGGTTGAATTTTGTATTTTTTGTAGTGGTCTCCATCCACTTGAATTTCTAATGCACTTTTTTCTGTCATTCTATCTCCTTTATTAGAGTTAATAGTTCTT